TACTGATGGTGGGGCAATGGTATGACAACCGCATGGCCAGTGCGGAAAAGGTGTTTTCGGAATTGCCGTTTGGTGTGCGCGCGCTGCTGCTGAATTATCGCGTGGTCAAGGGGCTGTTTTGATGATCGGCAAACTGGACCAGCGCATCACGCTACAGGCCGTCTCGACTGCCAGCGACGGCGGCGGCGGGCTTGTGGAAACGTGGGCGGATTTTGCCAGCGTCCCGAATATGTGGGCGCAGGTCATTCCGCGCGCTGGCAAAGAAGGCGAAGACGGCGGCGCAATCAACGCAAGCGGCACATGGTCATTCATCATTCGCCACCGTGACGATGTGACAGAGCGTGACAGGATCGTGTGGGGCGGCGAGCCTTACAACATCCGCCGCGTGGCCAGATCGTCGGGCCGGGGCCGCGATGCATACCTGACGATTGACGCAGAGCGGGGGGTTCCGCAATGAAGGTGGATATGGAGCTTCGCGGCGTTGAGGACGTGGACCGGCTTCTGAGCAAGATTGCGCCAAACCACGCGCAAAACATCATGCGCGCAACGGTGCATGACATGGCGCGCGAGGTTGCCAAGGATGCCCGCTCTGGGATGCCCCGTGATGAGGGCGACCTGAAGCGCAGCACGAAACACAAGCGCGAAAAGATCAAGGACGGCAAGGTTCAATCGACCGTGCGCGTCAATCGCCGCGCTTTCTACTGGCGGTTCCTAGAATACGGGCAAGGGCCGGATGGCGTGGAATACGCCTTTTTCGCGAAGGCGGTTCAAAAACTGCGGGCGTCATGGACTGAGCGTTTCTTGCGATCTTTCGTCAAAAAGTTTGAATCCACGCTGGCCCGGGCGCGCAGGAGGCAGGGCGGATGAATTACGATTGGGAGGTTCAGGCCGCGCTGTATCGGATGCTCAATAGCTATGCGCCATTGACAAATATCGCGCCGGTGGTGGATTTTGGACGCCGCGTTGATGACGGCAGCACGATCTTTCCTTATGTCGCAATCGGCACAATCATTCTGACGCAGTTTGACACTGACACCACGAATGGTTTTGACATGCTGGCGCGCATCCATACTTGGAGCGATAGCGGATCGGCCAAGCAATGCCGCATGATCCAGGGGCATATCTACAATCGCTTGCACAAGGACTATCTCTTGTCTGCTGCATTCGATAGCGTTTTGATGTATCGTGACAGCACGGACGTTATGCAGGACGCTAACGGGACGTTTCACGGGGTTTGCGAATATCGCGCGATCCTCGATCTTGCTTAGGCCATAGGAGGCAATCATGGCAAAAGGTGCAGGCCGCGCGTTCGTGGTCAAGAAGGGCGGCACGGCCATCGCGGCGGTTCGCACAAAATCGGTGACATTCAACGGCACGTTGATTGACGTGACCAGCGACGATGATGACGGCGACGTGACCTATCTGGCGGATGAGTTTGCCAGCAAGTCGCTTGAAATCAGCGTGGGCGGATTGACTGACGACGACGTGCTGTCTGATCTGGCGTTTTCGACAACCGACAGCGACAAGCACTTGTCCGATATTACGCTGGAGCGCCCGAATGGTGACGCCATTTCCGGCACGTTCATCATCACCAGCTATGCGGAGAATGGCAGTTACGATGGCGCGGTGGAGTTCACCGCCACGCTGGTTCGCTCCGGCGCGCATACGTTCACACCGGCAGCGTGAGGTAGCGCGTGAAAGGTTTTGATGATGTGAAGCTGGGCTGGCGCGGTGAGGAATACACCGTGCCAGCGGACCAACAGCTAATGCTGATTGCCCGCGTTGAAGACGCTCTGGAAATGGGCGGCAATGAGCGGGCATTGCATGTGCTGCTGAGGCCGGGCGGGCCGTCGCATACGCGATTGGCACGGGCGTTCGGCGCGGCGCTACGGTATGCCGGGGCGCAGGTGACGGATGACGAGGTGTATCTGTCCATTCAGTCGGATCTGGCCGATGGCCGCACCGATGCGGCGGGGGCGGCGCAGGCGGCTATCCTGTCTCTGCTGGCAATCATTTCACCGCCGGTCGCGATGAAATTGGCGGGCGCGGCTGAGGGAAAGCCAAGCCCGGAGGCGACCTAGACGCGGGATTGGTCCGCACGCTCTATGGCGTCCTAGTCGGGGCCGGTTGGGTGTCTCCTTCGGAGTTTTGGCGGCTATCGCCGGGCGAGGTGTGGTGGATCATTGACGCCAAAACGCCACGCGATGTGAAAGAAAAAAGCGAAGGCATGGCCGAGTTGCGGCAGATGCTGAAGGATGCGAGGGCGCGCGATGGCGAAAGTAGTCGGTGATATTTCGGTGCAGGTGGGCGCAGATATTGCGCCGCTGCAGCGCGCCATGCGCCAAGGCACGGGTTCCGTTCGTGGGTTTGAGCGGGGCTTTTCGCAGTCTGCGGCGAGGGTTGGCCGGGCTGCGGCTGGCATTGGCGCTGCTGCTGCGGCAGCTGCGGGTGCTGTTGCGGTCATGGCGGCAAACGCGGCCAATGCCGGTGCGCAGATCAGCCGATTGGCGCAGGTCTCCAACACGTCCACGACTGAATTTCAGCGGCTGGCGGCGGCGGCTTCCACGGTTGGAATTGAGCAAGACAAGCTCGCTGACATTCTGAAGGATGTGAATGACCGCGTGGGCGATTTTATCGCCACGGGCGGCGGGCCGATGGCGGATTTTTTTGAGAATATCGCGCCTCAGGTGGGCGTGACAGCGGATCAGTTTGCACGGCTTGGCGGGCCTGAGGCGCTGCAACTGTATGTGACCAGCCTTGAAAAGGCGGGTGTCACGCAGGCTGAAATGACATTTTACTTGGAGGCGATGTCGTCCGACCTGACGCTTTTGCAACCGCTGCTGCGCAATAGCGGGGCTGAAATGCGCCGCCTTGGCGACGAGGCGCAGCGCGCGGGGCGCATTTTAAGCGAAGATGCCATCGACGGCGCGGTTGAATTGAACCGCGAAATGAACGCGCTGACTGCCACAATCAGCGACAAGCTGACAAAAGCAATTCTTGATAACAAGGACGAACTTCTTGCGCTTGTCAATTTTATCACGGAAACGGCAATCCCGGCGATAGGCACTCTAATCACAAACATTTCGCGGGCGGTGGAGCTTTACAACACTGCGCGGGGGATCGGTGACGGCGGTGGGGTTGCTGAGCCTACTGAAGATGAAAGAGAGCGGGACGCTCAAACAATCAAGCGCCAGCCCGGTGAAGGTGATCCTAGCGGAACGGGCCTTGTGTATTTTGACCCTGAAACGGGCGAGATCAGGGAATACGGGGATGAAACCCCTGAAATCCCTGGCGTAACGGTTCCCGCCCCGCCCCCGCCGCCAGCTAAGCCGGAAAAGCCCGGAACGCCCGAAACAACCGAAACCGAAACCGGCGGCGGCGGTGGCGGTGGTTCCGGCTTGTCGCGTGATGATTTTGACGTGCTGCGGCAACGCTTTGCCACGGAATACGAAATCATGGCCGAGGAGTATGAGCGGCAACAGGCGCTGCTGGCGGAGTATCACGCGGCGGGCATCGCGTCCGAGACGGAATACAAAGAGGCTATGCTTCGGCTGGAAGAGGACTACGGCGCGCGCAAGCGGCGGGCGGTCATGGATGACCTGTCCGGCCTGTCCGATCTGATGCAGGCGGAAAACGAAAACCTGTTCAAGATCGGCAAGGCGGCGGCGCTGGCGCAAGCGATTATCAATGGCGAAGAGGCCGCGACAGCGGCTTGGAGCCGGGGCATGGCGGCTGGTGGCCCTGCGGTTGCTGCGGCTTTCACTGCGGCGTCTTTGGCTCGCACGGGGATGAGCATCCAGAACATCCGCAACGCCTCTATCGGTGGCGGCGGGGGCGGCGCATCGTCTGGCGGCGGGGCGGCTGCGGCACCGGCGGCTGCGGCAGCGCCGATGGAGGTTAACTTGCGCACGGTGGGCAGCGGCGAATTTATCCGGCGCGGCGATCTGGGCGATCTGCTAAATCAGCTGCAGGATGAAGCCGGGGACCGTGGATTGAGGATTACCTACGCATGACCATCTACACGACGACAGCGCGCGCCAATGGGCTGGCCGCAGTGGGGCAGACGAACAACCCGTTCGTGACCGGCGCACAGCCAAGCGGCACCTATTCCACCGGCAACGGAACGGAGGTTAGCGCGGCGGCAAACGCGGTCACGGGGGACACGTTCGACTATTGGACCGCCACGCCTGACGGTTCCGGGTTTGCCGCTTGGAAGGTGGATTTTGGCACGGACCGAAGCCCGACCTTTGTCGGCATCGCGGCGCACAATATCAGCGACGTGGGCGGGTCTGTTGTGGTGCAGCATTCCAGCGATGACATTATCTGGTCAACGCTTCACACCGAAACGCCAAGCGACAACGCGGCTATCGGTTTTCGGTTTGGCGCGACAACCGACCGCTACTGGCGCATCCTGATATCTGGCCTATCCGGGGACGTGTCTATCGGCGTGATCTGGATTGGTGCGGAGATCATCATTCCGCAGCGCATCTATCAGGGGACGCAACCGCCGCTGACGGCCAATGTGGTCAACATGGTCCCGCGCATGTCTGAGGGTGGGCAATTCCTGGGCAGCACAGTCACAAGCCGGGGCGCGACAATGGCCGCGCAAATTGAGCATCTTCAACCGTCGTTTGTGCGCGGCACGAATTGGCTGGGGTTTCAGACGCGGTTCAACGAGGGCCACGGTTTTTTCTGGGCATGGCGTCCGGGCAAATACGGCGATCTGTGGTGGGCAAAATCCGCAGGAATGCCGCTTGCGCCCACAAACAGCGGCCCAAACGAATTGATGAGCCTGCAAATGCAGATGAGGCTATACCATGACTATTAAGCGGCCTCTGCAAATCATTGAAATTGACCTTGACCTGTGCAGCCGCGTGTTTGGATCGTCGCCATGCACGGCGGCGCTGTCTGCTGACGTTCCGAACAAATGCTGGAACACGCGGGCAACCTGCGCAGATCCGGCAAACTACGCCACCGGCACACCGCTGACGTTGCGCTTTGCCATGCCGCAAGATGGTCTGCCTAAAGGCGAATTGATCTTCCCGGCGCTCAAAAGCCCGGCGGCTGGCACGTCAACTGAAATCAACCTCGGCGGCGTTGACCAACGCACCGGCGCGCTGGGCAGGCGGGAGACCGGCAGTATCACGCTGCGCGACTTCACATTCCATGAGCGGGGCGTTGACCCATACGCCGCAGAGCGGGTATCAGGCGCGGCGCAGAATGGCGGCGTTGGCTATGATCCTGCGGCGCGGTCTACATTCCTGCGCAAGACGCGGCGGCGGAACCGGTATTATGAAGGCCGCGCGCTGCGGGTGCTGGATGGATATGTGGGTGAGGCTCTGGCCAGCATGGATCGGCGGCATTTCATCATCACTGAGTGGATCGAAAACACGGACGGGACGCATACCATCAAATATGCTGACCCGCTCTGGCGCGCCAATGCAGACAACGCCAAAGCCCCGACGGCCACGGCGGGCAGGCTGGCGGCTGACATTGACGCGGATTATCTCGGCGCGGTGACGCTCAACCCAAGCGGCATCGGCAGCGACTACGCCGCGTCTGGACGGGTGTGTATCGGGTCCGAGATCATGACCTACACGCGCAGCGGGGACGTGCTGACGATCACGGCGCGCGGGTTGGATGGCACTGACGCGGCGAGCCATAGCGCCGATGATGGGGTGCAGTATTGCCTGCGCTATGAGGCCACGCCGATTGCAGAGGTAATCGAGGATCTGCTGACGACCTATGCCGGGGTGGATGGATCTTTTATCGACACGGCGGCATGGGCGGCTGAGGCGGGGCGCTGGCTGGCGGGGTTTGACCTGACAGTGACCATTCCAAAACCGGAGGATGTTTCCGCGCTGCTGGCGGAATTGACGCAGCTAGGCGTTTTCGTGTGGTGGGATGGGGCCGGGCAGGAGGTCCGGTTGCGGGCAAACAGGCCGATTGATACGCCAGAGGGCGAAACAGCGGCTGCGGTTTCGGATGAGGCTGACGTTCTGGAGGGAACGCTTGGCATTTCCGATATGGTCAAGCAGCGGCTTTCGTCTGTGATCCTGT